TTGTTGCCGTGACAATACGACCTTCTCGCTGTGCAGCAAAAATGTCGCGTTCTATTCGGTCACGCTCTTCTTCTTTACCCTTATAATTACCTATACGTACATCATCAAAAAATGATTTTATATCGTTAGGAGAATAAGTTTTACTAGAATTAGATTGTGGTTTACCAGTTGATTTACCTTTACCTGGGGAAACCTGACGTTCTAATTCGGCAGAAGATTGAGCCTTCCGATTTGACTGAGCATTAGACACACCACCATTATTTTCTTTCCAAGCATTAAAAAAATTAGAGACTCTTCCTACATCTAGATTACGCTGTGCATCTTCTAAATAAGTTTGTCTACTAATTCCAGTTAAAGGATCAATCTCTAGTAACCAATTTTGAAAATCTTGGTTACCGTTTGTATCTCTCCAATCTGGTACAGTCGTAGATAATTCAGACCAAAAAGCCTGTTCCGAGGTTTTAACTTGACTAGCAGCAACTTGTTCTACTCTAGGTATAACATTAGATTGTAAAGATTCTATTTGTTTTTCTAAAGCTTCAAGCTTTTTTTGTGCTACTAAAGTTTCTTCTTTACTTACACGCCTCATAACCTCAATAGATTCACCATACTCTGCTACATCTGCATCTGTTACTAATTTAGGTGCAGGTTCTTCAGATATAGGTTTTTCTATTTTTTCTGGTTGTTGTTGCATAGTTGAAAGTAATTGTTCAAGTTGACTTACCCGGTTAGACAAATCCCGTTTGTCAGCATGTAGCCTTGGGACTTCTGCATTATACATACCTTGTAAGGTCTTATATCTTTGTTCAACTGTTTCGTTTTCTTGGTTCTCTGCAGCCACTTGCTCTTGTGGCTCAGACTGAACTGCTTGCTCTTCTACACTGTCGGCATTTTCTTCTACAGATACTCCAACATCGGCACTTTTATCCTGTGCCTGTTCTTGATCTTTATTAAGTTCTTTATATAACTCTTGTACTGCCTCAGATTGCTTTTGAACTTGCTTTGGTAATGTTGACATAATACGCTCCTATCGGTGTGCGTTAAACAGCTGCCTTTATAGACTTTGCTGCTACTTCAGGGGACTCTTTTGTGACTCTTACGAGTTCACCTAAAATTTGACACCGCCCCTGAGCAAGTGCCACATTTGTTGTTACGTTAGGTAATTGCTTTAATTCATGGTCATGCCATTCCTGCAGCCAATCAAGGAGTTCAGGATGTTGCCTTACCGTTACTGCTAAAGCATGGATAATATGTGGTTCAGGTCTAATCAACCTCCACCTCCAGTATCTCTATTACTTACTGTGTTGCCATCCATACCGCCTTTGGGACTCCCGTCTGGTTGTGTAGGTGTAGCTTGCTGTGGTTGTTGCATTTGCTGCATTGCCATTTTAGTTTCTTCCCTAGCTTCAAACCCGAGTTGTTCCCGAGATGGTACAATTTGATCAACAGGCATTTGTAAACTTTTTGCAACTTCACGTAAGAGTGCAGCACGACCATCTTTACCGATGATCTCCATGTCAATCTCATTAGCAGTTGCGTTAAGAAATTCAATTCTGCGGACATTAACTGTTTCTTTAACAGCTAAGTTAATTGCTCCGCGTGGGATAACCTGTAAGTCTCCCTTAATACTTTGATCTTCATCATATCGCATGTTGTAAATAAACTGTCTATTTACAACAGGTTTAATAACATCAGAATCAATATGCATAACTACTTGACGTATACCTTTACCGGCAGATCCCATTAGCATAGATAGCCCAGATGCTGTACGTCCGGCCCCCTTTACATTAATGTCACCTGATACGTAGGATGGTATCCCCGAGTGGTCATCAGCTAAAGTACTAAATTTTTCATATACAGCCATTAATGTAGTTGCATTATCATCTGGCTGAGTAAATTTAACCGCAGGAGAACTTGACCCTAATGGATCATTTGTAACCTGCCATATCTTCCAAGGATGCATTTGTGTTATATCTTCATTAGGAGGTATACGTTCTAGATTCACTTCAACTTGTGGACCTGAAGAAATTCCCATGTTATTAACTAATGCTCTTGCTGATGCATTACATATATTTTGTAAATCTTCTATAACTTCTGGTATTCCTTTACCCCAGAATGATCCTGGAGTTTTAATAAAAGAAGTTTTGCAATATGGTTTTTCACCTAATGGGTCATAATTTAACACCGCTTTTATAATATAATTTCCAACTACCCATACATTTGCGTCATATTCTTGTGCTTCATCAGGTACATCTTCTTCTAATCCCCACTCACGTAACATTTTCCCACTTACTTTACCCCAGAACTCTAATGCATCATAAACTTCAGTAGGTCTATCAAAAGAATGATATTTACGTTCCTGCTCTTCTTTCATTAAACTAACATCTTCATTAACCCAAGAAGTGGAATTACCTATATCTAATAAAGAACGTATAGCTTCTTCATCATATCCTGGAACTCCTATAAGTTCAGATAACTCCATACGAGAAAGAGGATGATGTTGAAACATATAACCTTCATCTATATTAGTTATTCCTGGTTCCGGATAAATATTAAAAGGATCAACACGTTCAAATTCAGGACCTAAATTTTCATCAGGTTCTGCATATGTGTCACCATTTTCATCAGTAGTCCAACCTAGTTTACGTTGGCGTCTTATAACAGGACCTTTAATAAATGCACATGGGAATGTTGCAAGGTCAGTAATAAAATCGTTAAAACATTCAGCCCAACCACCTTCTGCAAACTGATCACTTATCTTTAATTTCATTCTATCAGCACGATTTTGTGCTTCTTGTAAAATTGAAAACCTAAGTTCTTGCGACACAGATTCTTTTATCTCATCCATTTCTTCCATAGATGGAGCTTGGCCGCTAGATTCAACTATCCCTAATACTTTATTTGCATATATATCCTGTATAGATTTCATTTCACTAGGAGATAAATCAGGTATTGGTGTAGCTTCTAGATCCCAAGGTGGTGTACCATTATCAAGTAAGATATCTCTAAGCCATGATTCTGCTGCTCTACACTTTACTTCAGTAATCATCATGAAAACTTCAGACCCGCCTTGATCTTGAATCTGTCTTAACTTATCAGCTTCATACTCTCCATTACGCTGACGCATAGCAGAAAGCATTAAATTCTCCATGGGTTTTTTAGCTTGACGCGCAGCATCCCAACACGAATGTAGGTATGATGTTAACCCTATAAGATAAGGTTCGTTTTGTCGTTCCTGTAATTCTTTCTCGGCTTGCTCTTTTTCCTGCTTTACAAGCTCTTCATTACCGACAACTCTTAGTACTGATAGTCCTGGCATAGTTATTTAGGTGTTGGTTTACTTATTTGTAATCCCTGTACCGTTGATTGCGATCCAAAAGTTGGTGCTTTCTGTTTAGCCTTTTTTTCAATTGATCTTCCTGTTTGAGTACCGACTTGGGGCTTTATCCCCATATAAGTATTTTTACCTAGGTTTTTTAGTACACGATCTCCATATTCAGAACCCAATCCTGTTCCCATTCTTGAACTAGCACCTTCCTGCCAATCCCCTGCTGTTTTATGGAATTTTTTTGAATATTCACTTCTGGCCATTTTAGCTACTCCCCATTTGTACAAACATATCTAAAGTAGTTGTACCACTATAAACAGTACTAGCTGATACAAATTGAACTCGTATAACATCTCCAATAATACCTGATATTGAAGTATCATCTGTCATTGACCCAACAGTTGGGATAACATCAGCAGTTACAGCTGTACTACGTGTTACATTTAATACTTTCCGTGAACTAGAAGTAGCAAACGCAAAACACATAATATCAATAAAATTAGACCCACCATCTAAACTAGTCTGGACATAAGCTTTAGCTGTACCCCCACCACCACCTCGTACGAAATTAGCTTCGACAGTAATACTAGTACAATCGTGTGGTACTGAAAGTACGCTACCTACTGTAGCTAAAGTCTGATTTGCTGTAATTGCGTGGGCATTAAGTAAAATAGTCACTAATAACTCCTTCCTGTTTTAGGATTACGTATTCCGCCTAAACGTTTGCGGAATATTTCTGATAGATGCATAGGACTATCAGATTTAACCGATTCTTTAACTTTAGGTGTATATTTTTTAATTGACATTAATTGTGATTTAGCTTTTTTCTTTATAGTTTTCTTCCTTGCTAGTTTATTACCTTTAGCAGTTAAATCATAATTTTTTGGGGTGTTGTATCCTTTTTTTATACTTATTTCAATAATACCGTCTTTCCCAATTGTATACATGATTATTTGTTCCCTATTGATAAAAGTTAGTTACACGCATCTTGACAAATATATACAAAAAAATATACAGCTGTCAACACATTTATAAATAAAAAACTCCACTAAGTGATTAAACTTAGTGGAGCCGATTAACGATGGGGATGAGTATATGAGTAGGAGATAGCCACCGTTAATCTAATATCATGTCCAACCTGCTGATGCTACATGTTTTATTTCTCTTTTCCGTGTTAGTAATGCCCCTTCTCCTGCTGTGTTTATATGCATCATAAGATATTGTAATGCTTCAGCTACATGAGAATGTTTATTTTTATCTATAGTCCCATTCTTAGGATGATACCTATAACCACCCATCATTGCAGCTTTTAAATTTGTACAACCTGGATCTACCAGAAATGCTGAGTCTCCGTCTACTTGTCTCATAAGAAATTCATCTACAGAGTTCACTCTCGCAGATATATTATTAGTTTTAGCTGGGAATACTCTTAACCCTTCTGCTTTGATTATATCTACAGCACTACGTTCATCTGTCTGTGCTCTCTGTATTCCAGCTGGATCAGTAACTACAAGTATAGGTGCGCCAGACCATCTTTCTATTATAAGTGGTTTCAATATTGTACGTGTAAACCTTTGTATGCCCATATCAAAACTTACAGCTTCGCCTAGTATTAATACTCTACCTCTTGGATCTTGCTGTCCTATAACAGCAGCAGGTGTTAGCCCTAAATCCATTCCTATAACAATAGGCCTTACTCCATTAACAATAGGACGTAAAGCTTCATGTGCCATATGATAATCAGGTCTAAAATATTTATAAATAGGTTGACCTGAAAGACTTAACCCGTACTCCCCGTCTATGAAAGTACGTATATATTCATCTGAACGTCCCTGTGTATCATAATAATTTTCAGGTAAATTCTCTATATTCTCAGCATCAGTTGACCTGCCGGATGGTTGTTTAAATACATCCCACCCATTATCGTTCTCACTTACCCCATCTTTAGGGTCTAGATGCTCCATCTGATAAAACCACCATGTATCCATAGTAGGTGGGTTGGTATCACCCCACATCCCATGCCAAGTAGGGCCACCGTCTTTCTTAGATGGGAAACGTCCAATACGTTTAGACATAGCATCTACAATTTCAGGGTGTATATCTTTACATTCGTTAAACCATGTAAATGTCAATTCTAGGGAGTTTAGGTTGGCTACGTCATCTGCATCGTCAAGTGCGCGAAACATTACTTCACACTCGACATCACCTACTTTGAAGAAGTATGTCTTGGTCGTGCGCATATAGGTGCCACACACCCCTGGTGGAAACCAGTCCAAGAACGTTTTTATTGTTGTATCTTGTAATTGTCTGGCGGTTTCACGTACAACAGCAGCCCGAGTTTTGCGTATCCCTTGCTCGTTGGGCTCCTGCATGGTAGCCCTCCTCACGATCTCGAATGAGCAGGTTACCGATTTACCTGACCCAACTGGTCCCATAAGCGTCCGCATTTTTGCGTCCGATTGCATAAACGCTTTGCCAGTGAGTGGTGGCGTGTAATCAATGTCTAGTGCCACTTATATCCATCCAATTTATATATCCACAGTTTTGACACCAATATTCATCATTAAGAGCTTCCGTACAATGTGGGCACTCTAATGATCCCCTGAATTCTATTACATTATCTACAAAGCTGTCAAAGTTTTCTATAAGTATAACCATGATCTGGCTACGTTTTTCTTTCTTATTCTTTATAAGTTTTACTCTGAAGGATAGCCCTTCGGTCATAAGTACTTCAATAAACTCATAAAAATCGTTGAGCCTATCAAATCGTTCAGCCGGTAACCCCTCGTACTGCTCAGAAAAAAGATCAAGCAGACTCAATGGCTCTAGATTCATCTTCCGTCACTTCCTCTTCTACAGGTTCACTTTCTATAACAGTCATACTTTTTTCCTCCCCACCCAAATTTATCATTATCTTAACCCCACCTGTGTTCTCTATTTGGTTGGGGTCGTTCTTAGGCTCAAGGTTAGCCCACTTTACAGTGGATTTTATAAGATCAGCCTTAACGCTAGGGCTTACCTCAGCACTGTGTATCAACGTCCATGATGTTGTCAGGAGTTCTTCCGCCTGTGCTCGAGCCTTAAGACGGAACGTTATTCCTTTCTCTTGTATTTCGCCCCGATATGAATCTACTTTCTTCAGGAATACTGGATCCTGGTTGAATGTCAACATATCGTCTGAAGTAATCTTATGTCTGGCGATAACCTCGTCTACAGTCTCCCCGCTTTTCTCGAGCATTAGGGCAACATCGAACGCTAGTCGGTCAGACCATTTAGTATGCTTTAAAGGGAATGTATCCATAAATTGAAATATATGTGTTAAAAATTAAAAAAGCAAGTGTTTAAAACTTTACATGTGATTTTTTTGGGTCTTGTAATGAGAGGTTTACTTATATGGGGGCACAACGTCATGGCGTGTCCGAGTGGGGGGGGCGGTCGCTGTTGCCTTAAAACCTATAAGAAATATAAATGTTATTGATTTACGCTCTGTAAGTTATTGATTTATAAGGATTTAAATAAGTACTTGACGAATATGTCTAGTTATGAGAAGATGTTTACAGGTTGAGCGGTTGCTCAGCCCAGAAGGGCATATGCTCTTCGAGTGTGTGCTCTTCTTACTTTTCAATAAAATAGAGGATTCATAATATGAACCTATATCTAAACGAAGTGAGCGGTGCACCTGATGCACTTTTTGCTGTTATTCCAACAGCTAAATCTGGTCGTATCACATTATGTGATATGCGTGATGGAGTTGATGAAGTAACAGGTAATGCGAAGAAAGGTCTGTTCGTCCCAAGAGATTTTGGCGGACAAGGTTGCGAAAACAAGGA